GTATCATCCAGGAAAATCTTTGTTCGCTCGACCAATCCTTTTAATTCTTCCGGTAATGTGGCTTTCTCCCCCTTGCTCTCAAAAATCTTTGTCAACCGTTCGGACGGGTATTCGTCGGGACAAGTTCGACAACTAATCATCAATCCTTCCTTATCTTTGAAATGTACCCAATCCTTTGTAAATCCGACTCTTCGCATATTGGGTAAATTAACAATCTGAGAAACAATATCCCTGCGAATCAAAGTAGGTTTCTTAAATGGTGTGGACAAAGTGTAACGTCCGGCCTGAACTCCATCACATGCTTCTATCCAATCCGCTGTGAAATGTACACAGTTGAGATGTACTGCTGCGGCATTTGGCATGGCACAGCCCAAAACCAGATTCACAGCTTCCATAAATTCTTTGGGCAACTTTTTCCATTTAGTCGCTGTTTCCACATTAGTAATAGGAAGTGTGATTTTATCCTGTGTTTTGAATAACCCCCGCTTGTTCTTCCCCCGATACATCAATTTTCCGGTTTCTCGTTTGAACTCGATGGTTTCATCATTGGACTTGGTGAAAACATCGAGCATCTTTTTTGCGTTAATTGCTCCGGTAATATCCAACGAACATTTGGTTCGACAAGCGACTTCATCATTGTAGGTCAATACCTCGCCGTTCTGAAAGACAAAACAATCAGACTGTTCTATTGTTTCCTTATCTGTCAATCCGATAGCGACGGTTTTCAATTCGTTGAGTAACTGGTTTCGAGATATGTTCATATTTTTCTCCCGTTTTATACTGTTTAACTTCCTGACAGATACACGAATCCAACGCCCACAACTTTGCAGGGACGATTTTCTCCCTAAATTCGGGTTCTGGTAGCCCTACCGGAAAAATCGCCCCGCCTGCGCAATGCTAAGCGTTCAAAAGATTGCTATGGGAAAGACGAGAGAGTGGGCCATAATGTTCTTTGCAGTATTGAACAAATTCTGGGAAGGTTACACAAGAAAATACACTAATATCCCCAGACCAACGATAGACCTGCATAAACTCTTTGCATTTCTGCACTCTCTCATCTCGGTCCCGCATCACAAAAGCCGCCTGTTTCCAATCTCGAAGCAGATTCACCCGATGGAGCACGGTTTCCAATGTATCTTTCACCCCCACGTAAACATACCATCGAGTTTGCCAATTCTTCAGCCCATTTTTCTTTAATATCTTTAGAGCTTTCAGAACGGTTTTTTCATAAGCCACATCATCAAACGCAAACCGAAGTTTATTCCCGGCCTCTGGGCGGATTTTCAATGAAAAAAGCTCTTGACAGATTTCGTCCGTTAAAAGCCTATGGTCAAGTCCTTGGTTAAAATCCACTTCAAGATTTTCTTTTTTGAGTTGTTTACAAATTTTGAAGAAGGTTTTTGGCAAAGCCAAAATATTATTGTCCATCAATGTAATAGCTTTAGCTTTACCATCCCAAACATCGTAGATGTCAGCCACTTCCTTAATCTTGCCTTCTTTTTGTGGAACCACACAAAATGAACACTTACGAATACAACCTCGTGTGACAAATCCCAGATTGATTTTTGGTTTCATTACCTCAATTTCTGGTGGGAGTACCTTCTCCAATGAATATCCTGAACCGCCGATTTCAGCCAAACCCTCCCATTCATCACATTGAAGTTTATTCCACGAAAAGACACAAGATACATAAATCTTACTATAATTATCCAACAATAGGGGGATGGGATAATTGCCTCCTTGCATATGTATCTCATCCCCCTGCGCTCGATGGAACGCTTTTATCTTGTGCAGAGCAAGATTAGGAATCTTACTATCGACATCTACAAGAAGTACACGCATCAGGCCATTCCTTATTTGGCTTTATACGTCCCGTCGTCGTTCTTGGTGATTTTGACACCATACTTTGTTTGGAGATACCCGGTGACTCTACGTTTGGTAGTTCTCTCCAATGTCTCGGCATCATGGTCCGGAAATTCTTTCTTCAAAGCCTTAACAATTTGCTTTAGTGTTGAAGTACCCTCTTTGAGAATACCCAACGTTACCTTGTCAAGACTTTTCTCGCGGGAACCACCAGCTTTCTTTTCACCTTTGACCTTTTCTTTCTTGTCCTTTTTCTCTTTCTTTTCTTTCTTGTCCTTTTTCACTTTGTCACCTTTCTTAGACTTCTTTGGTTTCTCATCTTCTTGCTCATCGTCATCGTCCGCCTCTTGTTCGTCCTCATCTTCATCATCTTCTGCTTCGGCGTCATCGTCGTCGTCCTCGTCTTCACCTTCTTCATCATCGTCATCAGGTTCCGCTACTTCATCATCGAGAACGACGGCTTCCTCGGCCTCCATCAATTCATCGATCAAAGCATCCAAATCTTCATCATCAAATGGTTCATCCGGACCTTTTTCGATTTCATTGATCTTCTCTGTGAGTTTGGCCAAATCCCACTTCTTTGCTGTCTTGAAACCCATCGCTTCAAACAAGGCTATGGCCTGACTTTTCTTGACTACTAATGCTGACATTGTTTTGTCCTTTCCAAAAATAGGTTAGTAAAATAAGTGTTTCAGTCACCTATATTATACCCTATTCATCTTTTTAATCTCAAGTTTTTTTTCGATTTTTTGAAAAATTTTTTCAACTTCTTCGCAAGTGCCAGTATTTCCATACAGTTACAATGCCATCGCGTACCTAAACAAACGGCTTTAATATGCCTTTGTGTCCTGCCTCGTTCCACCATTTCTTCGGTGAATTCTTCCCATGTTCTGACCTCTTTAGTCATTTTTAACCTTCCTTATTGTTTTAGAAGACACTTTTTACAGCCATGTTAGCTAAAGGCAAACATGTTGCCACGTAGCAACATTGTCGTTCACTATAAAATCCCTCTCGCAATTCGATCCAATTCAATCGAATAATCCCTTCTTCCTTTTCCTGCACTGTTTGATTCAGCCCAACCATTCCGGTCACATGAGCCAGCTTTCGTTTATCCTCGGAGAAATGCTGCTGACTTTGTGTGTGGGCTTTGTAAGACCGTGCTGCGGCCTGGGTAGCTGTCACAACTAAACAGTGTCGTTCCTGGCTCAATCGCCTGAGTTGTTTCCATACATGGTCTATCCTATCCCGTCCCTCTAATCCAACGTGGTCCATATTTAAGATGTCAGCATAGTCTATACAAATAACATCGGCTATCCATTCATCTCGCTCCCATTCATCCAAAATACTCCGGATACCATCAACACTCAACGTATCATTAAAATGGCAGGACAATCGCCACGTCGATTTTAAGCGTCGTCCATCTGTTAGTTTCTTACAGGCTTTGTGAGCTTGTCTCCATGATAATGGATGTTCCGCATATCTCCTGTCATAAGATAGTACGGGAAGCGGGGGCTGATCTTCTCGCTTTTGAAGCCTGATACCTTTTGGATATTTGTACTTACCAACGTATAATGGGCGTCGAGCAATGCGACACATGAATCGTCGCATAATCTGATGCTCACTTAAATCTCCACATTCAAAGAAGGCCACACGACGTTTTTGTACAATCGCTCGAAAGGCAATCTCTTGAAGCCAAAAACTTTTTCCGCGTTTTTCCGGACCTTGGAACGCAATGAATCCATCTCGTTCCAATCGGTCCCCAAAGAATTTACCCAAACCATCTGAATAAGTAATTAAAGGATCGTGTTGTTCCTCAAAAGCCCTACGGATTGCATCTGTATCATGAAGTACATCTATTCCTTCTCCTACTCCCATCTCCATCTTATTATAACTTGTTGTCCGATGGATGGCCTTTTCCACATTTCCCTGTGCCAAATCCCCTGTGATTGTATCTGTCAATAATTCCAACTTTACCCGATTAAAATATCGGGCAGCTAAATCCACAATGTATTGGCTATTGCTATCTTTTACAAGCCGTTTATATCGTTTACTCAAACCATCCAAAAATTGGGATATATTACTCACAGTATCTTTGTTATGATTGTCTGTGGCCCAGCTTTCAAAAATACTTTGGATATGTCGAGCCGGGGCTTTTTGATACTTTACGAAATAGTCCACACACCATTGGGCTATTTTGTTGGCGTAGGGAGAACGAAACAAATTTGGTTGCCATTTGGTTGTAACCCGTCCTAATACGGTTTTATCTACAATCATCCCAATCAGGATGGACTGTTCCTCATCATAACTTTGCTGTTGTATCTTCATGCGTCGAATGGCTCCTCTTCCGGAAAAGTATCATAATCCAATGTTACTTCCTCGCTCCCATCAGCTAAACGCCGTTTTTTGACATTACGTACAAACTCTCCGGATTCCTGCCGTCTTTTCCTCGTTGTTTCTTCATACCGATTCATAGCGTCTTCAATACGAAGGAATTTTTCTACCAAATCATTTACCTTGTAAATTACTGGA